CATGTGGCGGAACGTGTTGATGCGGGCCTTGCGGGCGTCGTCCGTTGCCCACTGAGCCTTGGTCTGCCACTCAACCGCGTGCTTCAGGTTGGTGGTTGACACGAGGGCCTTGTCGAACTCTGGGCCTTCACCGCGACCGAGGTCGCCGCCCGCTGGTTCGAAATGCCCAAACAAGCCACCGGGGGAAATCTCCAGGGGCACCCGCATGTCCCGAGCCGAGACCTTGTCGACCGGCCTCTTCTCGATTTGCGAGTAGAAGGTTGCTTCCCGCTCGAACAGAACGGGGACCTTCTCCTGGACGTTTTCCAGCTCGGTGGCGTTGACCTGCAGTTCAGTCTGCGCCATGATTGTTACTTCCTCGTCGTGACCTTGCCAGCGAGAATGTCCTCGTCGGAGGTCTTGGACCAGTCGATCGTTCGCGGATTGATTCGACCCATCCTGTTACCTCCGGCGGCTCCACGCCCACCGGACGGAATGTCACGCTTCTGCCGTTGTTGTCCGTTCTTGGCCACCTTCTGACCAAGAGCCTCTGCCACCATCCGATTTCGGATGCCGGGAAGGAGCTGCTTTGCACGCGAGAGGTGCGCGTTGAGAATCGCCTCTTTGTGCTCCTTCGTAAACCCGCCGACGGTCGCGCGCTTCCACAGCTGGCGCAGTGTCTGGTTGAGTTGCTGATCCTCCCCCAACCGTTCGTCGAGTTCGGCCAATGCCTCTTTCGCGATGGCCTTACGTGTGAACCCGTTCAGCTTGCTTTCCGGGTCGTTGATGCCCCGGTCTGCAATCCTCTCCAGACGAGTGTATGACTCGGTCGCGAGTTCGTAATTGAACGTGCCATACCGCTCGTTGAAGTGCCGGTTCCGTTCCTCCCTGAGCTGGACCTCCGCCGGATGAGGTCCCGATGATTGTGTCCGGGGCTCAGGTATCCTTGCCTCTCCGAAGACGTGCTTGGCGATGTGCCCAGCAGCATACATCAGATTCTTGTCGTTCAACCGCTTCCCATCGTTGTAGGTAATGCGGATGAGGTCTTCCAATACAGGCATCGTAGCCCGCACGTAGAGGTCCTTGCTCAACCTCTGGATGGCGGGCAAGAAGTTGTCCACCAGCAGGGGCACCGACTGTGGTGCGTTGCGCGCGAGCTGCTGGAACACCAGGCTCGGGTCGCCGTTCAAGAGACTCGCCTCGATGACGTCGAAGTCCTCCGACTTGCGCGCCGCAACCTGAGCTTCCTCGACGGTCGCGAACGTCTCCGAGAACTTCTGCTCCCTGAAGAAGATGTCCTTCAGTCCCGGCACCTTCTTGAAGATTTCCGGGTCCGCCTTCTTCAGCTCTTGATAGGTGGGACGACCTTCGACGGCTGGGTCCGCACGAGGCTTTTCCTCATCGGTTTTCCCTTCGCCTTCAGGTGTTTCGTCCTCTTCTTCACCCTCATCCTCGTCACCTTCGTCCTCGTCCTCGGTGCCTTCGTCGTCGACTTCTCCGTCGTCAACATCAGGCTCGTCTGCGGAGTCACTGGTGCCCTGGTCACCAGAATTGGCAGGGTCTCCGACGTCATTCAAGACGTCGAGGTCGGTATCGTCACTCATCTGTGTCTCCTACTGCGGCGGTTCCACGTCGCCTTCTTCGCCACCTGGTGCTTGAGCAGCTGCTTGCTGCTGTTGCATCATCTGCATTTGGACGATAGCAACATGCTCCATGTAATGAGCACGCACGTTCATCCACGCCGCCGGATTCGACTCCTTCGTATCCATCCCTACTGGCGACTTCAGCCAAGAAAGACAGATTTCCGATTCCACCTCGTGGCGGTCAACGTCTTGGTCAACCGGAACCGAGGACTGGAATTGCTCCTGGCCCGTCATCGGATCGATTCCCATTACTGTGGGCTGACCCTGGATGAGCTGGGCAATCTCTATGAGCTGCTTGTTGCGGTCGTCGTCGCCGGGAATGTAGAGGTCTTCCATCCCGATGAGCTCAGCTACAAAGCTCGTGTTCTCGGGATGCATGAAGATGGCCCCAATCTGGGGGTCTTGCATCTGGATGAGTTGCAGGAGAACATCGCGCTTCTGTGCCCACGAGATTGGAAATGCCTCGGAAGTCTCTGGCTCGATCTCGCCCACCTTGCCCTGAAGTTCCGCTTTACGAATCCAAGTGTTGACAAAGCTTTGCCCCTGCTCCTTGACGAACTTCTCATCCTGAATCATGTTCTTGGCGAAGGACCTGACGGATTTGCTCATGACCTGGGACCACCAGATCTTGAGGACGGTCCACGTGCCAGACAGACGCTGGAGAGCCTGTGCGCGGCTCAGTTCGTATTCACGAGCAGTTCCGGAGCCGCCTTCAATAGCACCGCCATAGATAGTAGGAAAGGTGCCCACCACGAACTGTGCGTTCCCATCCAGACGGTCAGCGAACATCTCCACTTCCTGACTGAGCGACGCAGCCTTGATGTCATGGAAGCCTGCCGAGAGGTTCTGCCCTGAAGGAGCCTTCGCTTGATTAACCATGCCCGGTCTTGCTTCTGACTTGGAGTAATTCTCGAAGTCAAGAACAGATGGGTCAGCGAACGTTTCTGGTATGCCGAACTCGACCGTCTCCAGCGTGATGTTTGCGAGTTCATTCGTCATGTCCTGAATCGGGACCAGAGATTGGCCCTCGGGTTCAGCATGGATATGCTCTGAGAACGGAGACAGCGTAGCCGTCCAATGGTCGTCGAGCACGTCCGGGAGAATCTCGACAATCAGGTCGTTGTTGACGATGACAACGTAGCAGCCCTCGGGATACTCTTTCTTGAGGCGAAGGACAATTTCGTTCTTGGTGTCGCCCCACGCGTTGAACGCCCAAGGCCGATACCACATGCGAGCGACGGTTACGACGTTGTCCTGCCACTCGCCAGCGTATCGACGGTCGTTGCGCGCCCACCGCTCGATTTCGTCCGTGTCGTAGCTCGCCTTGATCAGATGGGCGAATTCAGGATAGGTCTCCTGGATGAGTCCAACAGGCTCCTCTGTTACGAAACGGAGGTAGGGAGTCTCGTCTAATTTGGAAATGTAGTGCGGGACCTCCACGTGCAGGGGTCCAAATACACGAAGGACTTCGCGACTCTTCGGCCGGTCGTTATAGCCGACAATCGTGTCAAACGTTTCTTCCTGGTCTTGGACTTCAGGAGGAGCGACGACCCCGCAGCTTTGGCACTGCTGCTCCGGAGGAGGCATTGCTGCCTTTGGGTCGATTGCTGGTTCTTCGCCTGCGGGTGCGCCGCACGCCGGACAGAAGTAAGTGCGATTGACAAGCGTTTCTTGACCAGGGATTGGCTCACGGAATGTGCCAAACTCCTTGCGGGTCTTGAGCTCGTTGTAGGCAAAGACGACTCCGGTGTTGAAGAGGAGGTAAAGGGCACGTAGAAAGAGAATCTCTGACTGATTGTGCCGCTGTATCAGCTCGGAGATTTTGGAGTAGGCCTTGGCTGTCTGGACGTCGCTGGCGTTATCCGCATCGTCAGGGAAGAATCTGACGTAAGGAATGCCCGCAGCAATCGCCGAAATCCACGCCTGTCCGTGGGCTTTGTAGATATTGATAACCTTTGCGATAGCTTGAACATCCGTGTCACCCTGTGGGTCCTCGAAGGCGACGTTCGTGCGGTCCTGATAGTCACGATAATCGCGTGCGATGGCATCCCAATAGATGTATTGCAGGTTGTTCCAGTAGCACTCCAGCTTCTTCAGGCGCTTGATGTAGGCTTCACGAACCGTCCGTTCCGGAATGGTCAGGTGGTCCTTGATTCGGAGGAGAGCGTCCGTAATCTCCTTCGGATAGATGTCCTCCGGGTTGACTTCCTGCTCCTCTTCCACGAGGGAAGTATCCTCCTGCGGAACGAGACCCATCTCGTCCGGGGGAAACATCTCCTCAGGTGGAAGCATCGCCGGGTCCATCTGGTCTTCAGTTGGAGGATACATGTTAGGGCTTCACAAAGTTGCGATAGTATTTGTCGAGGTGTGCAGGCATACCCTGAATGCTCTGCATGAAGTTCCGCATCGCTGCGTCCTTACGTGATGGCTGTCTGATACCATGAGCTTCCATGAGGGGCTCCAGCACCTGTCGCCACTCAGGTTCAGGAATTGACAGCCCAAGAGCAGCCATGCGCTGGTAGGTATCAGGGTCCACCATACCAGCCAAATCACCAGTCTTGGCAATCGCACCGTATGGGTCCATGCTGGCGTATACTGAATCAGGCGGCATCAGGCGACCTTGAAAGCCAAATGCGTCCAGAGAGCCAAATCCCTTATCTACCCCAACCACCTTCCTCGCTGCCGGATCGAGCATGAACTGTCCAGTGTGCCTGTCTGTGACTGCACCAAAGATGTCACGCGCCTGCTCAGCAGCTAATTGATTGGCTATCTCAGGAGTTCTGAGGTTGTTGGGTATCCTGTATGGAAACGGCTCGTATGTGTGGGGTAGGAACAGCTGTGCCGTCCCGCCTCCTTCAATCTCATGAGCTACAGGGGTGGTCCCGTGAAGTAGCTCCATGATCTTCGTTTGAGCCGACTCCATTTGGGATTCACTTCGGCCTGTTGACATGCCTGCAACTGAATTATCCCCATAGCGTCCGAGTTCACTACCCTTTTCCAGTATCCTCCGGCCACCCGGACCCTCACCCATTCGCTTTTGGATGATGCCCCTCAGACCAGACCTACCGTAGTCGATGATTGGGCCACCAGCAACATCTTCCTTCGTCTTCATCCCCGATGCGCTTCGTGGAGTCACAGCCTCAGTAGTAGCTAGGCCAGGGAATGACCCTCTCCTCGGCGGCGCCAAAGCACCAGCGTGCATCCCTTGGTTGGTATACAAGGCCATCTGCCGTGCTATTTCGTCGGTGATATCTTCCTCTGGATGAGACAGGTCTGACAAATCCACTATTTGCTGGAGCTTGGCTTGAGCATCGGGCTGATGAGTCGTGTCAGTAAACTTCTTGAGGAAATCGTCAGGACCTGCCAGCTCCACGTGCCTTATTAGCTTTTCGAGCTCTGGCGTATCAATCTGGAATCGGCGATTCATGATATCGCCAAGCCTCAGAGCTTCTTGTCTGTAGCCAGAGGTCGGGAGGATACCTGCGAGAGTCGCTCCAGCACCACCGACGCTTTTCATCCCGAGCGCGGCCTTGCCACCAAGCAATGCAGCTTTGCCACCGGCCAGTCCAGCCTTGAGTTCCTCCGGAATGGCTCCAGCGACACTGCCCATCAGTCGGGTTGGCGACCTGTCCTTCAATCTGTTGTAGAGATTCGAGCCGGACTGCTTAAGAACGTCCCACTCGTTCCCCGAACCATGACTTGCATCGGCATCGATGGCACTGCCAGCAACGTCACCGAACAAATCGTCCTCGAGGAAGCCCTTCGCCAGCTCACTGTCCGGGAGAGACTCATACATCTCTCCAAGAGCCTTACCACCACCGCTAAGACTCTCCCAGAAGCCTGGAGTCGGGGGTGGCCGATTCGGACTCTGCTTGAACTCGAATTCTGGCCGAGGATTCGGCTCCCACATCTCGCGCTTGCGCCGCTGACCGGCGGACAACGCATCGTCCATCGCCCGGCCATCGCGCATGAAGTCGAATTGGGCTGGCTCAACGTCAAACGGACGAGTAGACTGGTAAGGGTCTACCGACCGGAATTGAGCACTAGTCCGTGGTGGCATGTGGTATCTCTACCGCCTCTGCGCGCTTCTTCCACCGCTCTTTTTCTTCGAGTGCGGCCTCTCGTGCGGACCTTGTTTCGAGTTCTGCTTGCTTTCTCGACCAAGGAACTCGACTTTTTCGGATATTTCCCTCAAATCCGGGCTTTATCGCTTGTGCCTGAGGAGCTGGACGCTGTTTATCTCGTTCCTCATCGAGAAGTCCCCTCAAATACTCGATTTCCTCGTTCTGGAGGGTTATCGTATACTTGAGAGCTTGGCACGTTTCACACGAATATGTTCTCCGGGTGAACAAATCAGCGAAGAAGCCCACGAAACCTCCGATGCCGTTGAACCGACGTTACGACTTTGCTCTTCGACTCCAGAACTTCCATCTGTCGGTGGAGTCGAGTCCAATCTCCGGTTTCGGAAAAGCTGGAAATCACTTTTCCGAGCGTTTGGATGCGCTGGTCTCGTGACCAAACGAGGCGGATATACTGGTCCACCTCTTTAATCAGGTAACGGCCACCATCGTAGGGGTCGTCACCGTTAAACTCAGCTACGTCCTCGGCTACTTCCCCATCTTTGGAGTCGTAAATGCAGATGGGTATGGTCTTGATGAACTCCTTGCACGTATCGAACACCTGCAACTTCGGTAAATTGGTCTCCAGCGGCTCGGGAATGAAGGCTTCCTGATACTTCTGGAAGGCCGCGGCACCCCAATTCCGATAGACGTAAGCTGCCTTTTCCTCCGAATAACCCTCTGCAGGGATATACTTCGGTGGTTTTGGCTCCCAACGTAGAAACGAGTGCATGAGCATCTTGCCGCCGAGTCTATCGTTATCCGCTTGTGCGGGTCGAAACCCAGAGGCCTTCGTAAACTGCTCAGCTATGGTCTCTTTGTCTCCTCGCTTGGCCCAGGCGCTTGGGTCCAAGACGACAGAGTGTATCTCGTGCCGCTCATTCTGCGAAAGCCGGGCGACGTCCGCACCCCAAGTCTCAATGTTCTGCTTATCCTTCGCATACTCGCGATACATGAAGACACGAGCGTCAGGAGAAACAGCAGCCCACCCAGCCCACGTCTTTGCCGTGTAGCCCCAGTCAATCGCGAGGATTCTCGGCCACCAATCGGGGACTTCGAAAGGTTTGACGACGTGACATGCGTGTGCAGGCTCTCCGGCTCTCTGGAAGTCCCGCCACTCCGCGAAGACTTGACCGGAGAAGACATACCAATCTCCGTCTTTCTTGGCTCGTCGCTCGGCCTCGGGAAGAATTTCGAGGCGCCAAGCATATCCGGGGTCCGCCTCATTGAGGTAGGGGTTATCGTCCAGCTTCGCCGGGATATAGATGCGAGTAGTTCTGCTTGAGCGGTCGTGTATGATTTTGTAGCCCGTTCGTGCGGGGTCCACGAATCGCTCCCGGACCCACACATGACCTTGATTCCCTGGATTACTAGCGGACCTAACGACGGGCGGTAAGTCCGGTTCGGATGATCGAACACGACTGGTGACAAAGGAATAGACGAACCACTTGAAGCTCGTGAGCTCATCGAACGCGGCGTAGTGGTATTCCGTAGTGTCATGGCGCCGTGCGTGCTTTTCCTTTTCGAGGTAGCTCGCCCTGATAATGGCCCCTGAAGGCCACTTCCAGAAGTGCTTCGCTTCGTTGAAGACAGCGCCGGTTAGTTTGTAGAACCTATCCGCGCGAGGGATGATGCTTTCCTCAAGCTGCGGGAAGGTCTCGCGAAAGATGATACCGTGAAACTTCGGATGAAGATGCCAGCCACGAAGTATGGGCAGCATGATGAGGAGCTCCGACTTGCCCCCACCAGCTGCCCCACCGTAGAGCGCCTCGAATATGGAATCCGGAATCTCGAGAAACTTCTGTTGCTTCTCGTGCGGCTTCCATATTCGAGTGAAATTGTCGACGACGTGTATGCCCACGGCCTACTTGAAGTCGTCGGTCTTTGGCTTCAGCTCCGGCCGCTTCGCCTGTGCAGCCGGTGCCTCGACGACTTCCTCGGGAGGCAGACCGGCCTGCTCACGAATCGCCGCCATCTCGACTGGGTCCGGATCGGGGATGACGATGCCGAGAGCCTCGGCGAGGTTGTGCGGGAGCACGTATTGACCACCGTCCGACAGCTCGTAGAGGCCGTCGTCCGCGTGGCATTTGAACGTCCCACGGCCCTCGATGTCGTTGATGGCCAGGGGGCCACCGTAGCCGAGGAACTTGCGTCCCGTGACGACGGTGCAGAGCTGCGTCGGTTCGAGCTTCGTGTCGACGTGGACGATTCCCTCGGGGTTTCGTCGGAGGTCGCCAAGCTCGATTGGACGGTCGATGACTCCTGCCGCAACTGCGTCCTTCATGTATTCCTTCTCTTTCTTGTTCGACATCTCGAACTCCTAGAACTGAGGTTGTCCGCCGCCGCGAGCCGCCATCATCTGCTGGTAGGCTCCTGCCATGTCCGGCGCCTGTCGGCCAGCAGGAAGCTGGTTCATGGCCGGGTTGGGGTTCTGCTGACGCCACTGGTCACGCTGCTGGTTGGCCTGCTGCATGGCGCCCTGCAGGTCGAAGCCACCCGGACCCATACCGCCGCCAGGTCCCGGAGGAGGTCCGACAGAACCCATCATTCCCGGTGGCTTCTGCATCTGGCCCATGCGAGCCTGAGCTTGCTGCATCTGAGCCATCATGGCCTGACGGGGGTCGCCCATCGGAGGAGCCCCGCCCATCTGAGGCATCGGAGGCTTGTCGAAGACACCGGCTGCACGCTGAACGTCCATCCGATTCTGGAAGTCCTGTGGTCCGCCCATGTTTCCTCCACCCATCATTGGAGGAGGCCCCATCGGTCCACCCGTCGGAGACTGACCCATTGGTGGTCCGGGACGCATGGGAGGCGTCATCGGGGGCATGCCTGGTCTTGGCGCGGCGCTCGGCGGGAGAGGCATCGGTGGCCGCATTGGAGGACCGAATCCTGAGGTGCCCGGTCCGGGCTGTTGAGCGAAGCCGCCTCCCGCGCCGCCCGAGATCGGACCCTGCATCCGAGGAGCAGTGCTGCGCATCCCCATCGCCTTCTTCTTCGCCTTGGCTGCAGGCGCCTTGTATCCTTGAGCCGATGGTGCTGTTGGCATAACCAATCCTCGAATGCAGAGTTACCGAGCGCGCGCCGCGACTCCGATGTGCTGACGAGCTACCGCTTCTTCGGCTGTGCGCCGCTGGAGGGCAGCGAGTTGTCCAGGTAGTTGACCGGGACGAGAACCCAGCCGTAGACCGGCGTCCACTTCAGCTCGAACAGGTTGTCCCTGTCGACGGTCGGAAGCGTGTTGTCCGGACGGCCCGGAGGCTTCGGAAGGCCCTGGTCCGGCTTCGGCTGAGAACCGGGCAGACCCTGATCGGGCTTCGGCTGCGAGCCGGGCAGGCTGTTGTCGGGGCCGACGGGAGGAAACACCGGCAGGTGCACCGGGAATCCGGGAGGCGGCTCGGGCAACGTGTTGTCGGGTCCGGGAGGATTGACCGGCGGCCAGATGACATCCGGTCCTGACGGAATGTGAATCGGGTGGGTTGGGACTCCGGGCTGACCGGGGAGGGTGTTGTCGGGTCTGTCCCCACCATCCCTCTTTTCGAGGAAGGTGATGATTGCGAGCTTCGTAGTCGACATCGTTGGCTTCTCCTTTGACTTTCGTTGACGGTTGCGGACGATAGCGTCAAGTTCGATGAGTTCACGTTCGCGAGTCATCCGAGACTCAAACACGTCGAATCTCGATTGCTCGTGGCCCTTTCGGCGCCTCCAGGCAGAGGAACTCGACGCGGTCGCCGATTTCCAGGTCACTGAATTCCACGCCCTGCGACTTCTGGAGTGCAGTGTAGTGGAAAAAGTAATCCTGTCCATCGTTGCCAGCGATGAACCCGAAACCTTCCTTGAGCTTGCGAACGACGCCAGTCTCACTCTGCGCGGCGTTGCGTGTCTCGGCTGCTGGTCCTGACTCTCTTGGCAATTCTCCGTTACGCATCCTTCGACTCCGTTCCTGTTTCCGAAATGGCTCCCTCCAGATACTTCTGCGGGACACGTTCCTCTCCCACGCTGACGGCCTCGTAGTCAGATTCCTTCTTGACCTCGGGCCGATACATATGGAAGTGAACGGTCTGCTCGGCACTCATCTCCTTCGGGAGCATCTTCTCGGAGATGATTGCGAGTTGTGAGCCGACCTGAGCCAGCTCTCGTGCTTTCTCGATCTTCTTTATCTTTTGGTCATCGAGGCATTCGAGCACGGTGTTCAGACGCTTGAACGCGAGGTCGCGAATCTTCGTCCGCTGACCTTCGATAATCGAGATGAGGTTGTTGTTGGGTTGGTCGAGATTGACGTGACCCTGCTTGCCGTGGTCGGTCATCAACCGGATGTGGTCGTCGTTGACGTTGAACAAGCCAGCTGCATTGGACCGACTGGTCAGCTGGCCCACAATGACGGCATCAGCTGCTTCCTTGGGAGTCAGCTTTGGCTTGGGCAGGGATGCTCTGAGCGCGCGTTCTACGTGCTTGACGACCTCTGGGTCGAGCATTGAGGGAGGTGCGGGTGCGAAGGGTTCCAGCGGCGGAGGGCCAGGGTCGCCCGTTGGAACAGAGTCCCGGTCGATGCGGTTCAAGATGTTGCTATGGGACCCGAGACGAATACTCGCCTCTTCTTCGCTAATCCACATGATTTCGGTTCCGATACGCGTAGATGTCCGTCGCCCTTGCGCGATTATACCATGTTCTGCAAAACTTGTCAAATCGGCAAATGTTGGCGCGATGAACATTGTTCCTGGGAGTGAACATTTTGGTGAGTCCCGTATCGAAAGGGGTATAGCCTCTATGGGACCCGATAATATGAAGTAGGTCGAGAGACTTTATGTTGGCTACCACCCCCCGGAGCGAGGTCATGGGACCCGCTGCGACAGTATAGCACACCTCGTGGGGGCATGTCAACAACAAAGTGCTCTGTATCACAAAGAACTCTATGCATAAATATGCAGGCATCTATGAATAATCATCCAAGTCAAGTGTAAAGATTACACAGTCGATACTTCCACTTTGTTTGATAAAGTGCTGGTGATACGCTTGACTTCCTGATCGCCATCGCTTATACTTGTCTTCGTTGGGGGGCGGCAAGCAAGCGGTTCACCAGCGGGGCCAATCAAGGCCAGAGGATACAGCATCATGGAAAAGGTCATTGTCAAGCTCGAACTGCCGATCGAAGGCAAGCCCGCCTTCATTTGGGAATACTCCAAGGACAAGGCGGAGTCCATCGAAGACGCCAAGGTGATCGCCAAGGCGATGGCGTCGGGCGACGAGACGCCTTCGGACTACCTCGTCAAGGCCTTCAACTACGGCCACGATTTGCTGCTTCGTGCGGCGGAGCGTTCCAAGGCGAACAAGGCGTCGCAGGGACCGGAGAAGGAAATCGCCAAGGCCATCAAGATGATGGTCGAGACGGTCGGCTTCACCGAGGAGGCGGCCCGCGAGATTGTCATCAACCAGCGCAAGGCGGCTGGCAAGCCCGTCTAGGGCACGATGCGGGGGGCAGAACATCGCCCCCCGTCCGGTCGCGGAATCTTCCGCCTGATGAGTCCCGAAAGGACGAAACCGATGAAACAGATGAAGCGTTACCTTGTCGTTCGCAAGCCCGGAGAAGACGACTCCATCGTCGAGTATACCACGCCGCGCGTGGCTGGATGGGCGGACGCGGTTGACCTCTACGGCGAGGTCGAGGCCATCCGAATCCTGCAGGACCACGCCGAGGCCCGCTACCGCGCAGGCGCTCGTGCCGAGGCCTCATACAAGGCCCGACAGGCTGCGGCTGGCCTGGCCATCGCCTCCGAGGGTCACGTCCGAAAGGTGGTGGCGCGATGACCACCATACAGAAGGCCATCGACGCGACCGTCGCGGTCCTCGTTGCCAAGACCGGCCTCACCGAGGCGCAGGCTCGCGAGCTTGTCCTCGCACAGCGCGCTGCCGCCTACGTGCCGCCTCCGGTGTGGCGCAACGCTCCCCGACTCCGCTAGGCTCCCGCCTGGCCCGAGGCCATCCCGAGAAATTGGGATGGCCTCTTTTTTTGCCCAAACGTCTATTATGAATGCTTAGACGATTATGAATGCTTAGAGCTTTATGTTCAGCCCGTGAACAATACCAGCCGCCACATCGGTCCCGACTCTCAGTCTACACGCCGCGCCTGACTCCCAGCTTTGCCGACAATAGGCTCTGAACATTTTGTGCGGCCCTGTGATCAATTCTCCCCCCTGACCTCGTGCGCCAGCCCGGTCCCTGCCGAAGATTGATCAGGCGGCTTTGTAAAATGTTCAGCCGCTCGACACCTGATATCTCTCGTGCATGTCTCGGGTATGTCTCGGGTATTTCTCGGGTTAGTCTCGGGTATCTCTCGGGTATCTTTTTGACGGGGTAAGTCCTTTATTATCAATGAGTTACGCGATCAACCCCCCCTCTCCCCCACCCTCATGGTCGGGTATCCGATGTCCGGGTCGTATCGAACTTGTGGGCTGGAGGCCACACTTTTTCATGATGTGATTTTTTTCTTATCTATATACAATTTATATATAAAAAAGCGAAAGGAAAGCGAAATACCCATATCCAGCCCGGATTTTCGATGAAATCTGGAAAGCCGAGGGTGGCCTCGAAAGGGAGGGGGGAGGGGGGTAATCGGCTAAGTCCTTGCGGGTCAACAACTTAGGGCCGATCCAGATACCCGACACATACCCGAGACTTACCCGACACTAGCCCGACACTTACCCGAGAGATGCACCGCCAAATCCATGTCGAAATGCAATCAAGCCACAGAACCGCTTGACATCTAAAACTAGCTGGGGTATAATGTATTTGCGCCCGCGGCCTGCAGAGGCGCAAACCACGAAAGCAGGCAAAGGAGATAGCGATGGCAAAGACGAAGGAATCGTTGAAGGTAGGCAAGAAGATGAGGGTCGTAGAAATCCCTCGCGCCAAGGGCAAGTCGTATCCCCGCACCACCCCACAGCGTCAGGCCTCGACCGAGGCAGTCAACCGCACCGTCGAGTTCCTCATGGGAGTGGGATTCGATCGTGAGTCAGCCCTCCTCAGCATCGCCGCCCAGCTGCACGAGTCGCTGGTCGCGGTGAAGCTCTACAACGACAACAAGCGCTCGAAGGGAGGCAAGTAGATGTTCGCTCGATACCGCATCCTCTGGACCTCAGGCGAGCAGAAGGTCAACCGAGACTTTCACAACCGCCAGCAGGCCATCCTGTTCCTCAATCATCTGATTCTGGACTGTGGGGCGCACGACGCTCGGCTGCGAGTCCTCCGACCGAAAGGAGGCAAGTGATGAAGCACCTCACAGACGAACGCATCATCAAGAACAACCGCATCGTCAAGCGCGTGTGGGTGAGGGGGCTGGATGGCAAACGAGTCATCCTCTCCCAGGGCAAGCGGGTTCCGAAGGACTTCCCCCTGAGTCAGCTGGCCCGTATCGCGTATGTCAAGCGTGGTGCAATCGGGTGCGCGGTTCAGATTCGGAAAGAGCAGCCCGAACTGAGCCTCCGCCAGATTGTGGACCTCATCAAGAGCGCCACGGGAACGGGTGGCCTCTGATGACCATCACCCTCAAGGACGGTAGTAAGGTCGAGTGTGGACGCACGCTCATGTTCACGGGGACGAATGCAGTTATCCTCGGGCCAGACAAGACCTGGACTCGGATTCCAACCTCAGAGATTGCCAATATCACGGAGAGCAAATAATGACACAGAGTGCATACATCGACGTTCGCGGTCCTCACCCGGTCTACGTGAAGGGGATGACGGCCATCCTCCTCGAAGGCCACGCGAGGACCATCACGGTTGCCGTCGCCGAAGACCTCATCAAGTTCGGCTTTCTGAGGCAGCGATGAGTAACCGAAGCATCTACGTCAAGGCCAAGGACGAGGCCGTCTGGAACGCTGCCAAGGCCAAGGCCAAGCTCCTCGGAGTCTCCATGAGCAAGGTTATCGAAACCGGCCTCAGGGAGTGGGTCAAGAAGCGCGAGAGGGATATGGCGCTGGGCCTGTGGGCACCTCCGAACGAGGCACAGGCCGAGGGTCGTCTGAAGCGCATCGGCTCCAAGACGGAGATTGAGTAATGGGCCGCTACGATGTTCGGCCATGCCCATGTGGTTCGGGGCATGTATCAAGTTGGCTTTTTGACTGCAAAGGAATCCCGGTTGCTCGGGTGTGCGACATCTGCGAAAGTGCCACCGTGAAGAAATACAATCCCATCATCTTCACAGGCTACACGCAGGCCGACATCGACGAGCAGATTGAGGAAGACGAGTAGTCAGGAAGCCGTCGACCGAGCGACGTTAAATAGCCGTTAGGCTCGGTGCGTCCCTTGAGAACCAGATGGGGTCTCAGGGGAGTCGGAAAGGAGACAAGATGCTGAAGTGTCCACGGTGCGGCAGATACCTTCCGGTCTGCACGTGCAAAAAGGTCAAGATTGTTCAGGCGCTGAACAAATAGGAGATGTGAGAGATGACACAGAGATTCTGCGAAGTGTGTAACGACGAGTTGCCCCTCGATTCCGAGGAAACCATGTGCGACTCGTGCCTCGAAGCTATTGATGCCGAGGTTGAAATCATGTCGGATGCGATTGATGCCGAGGAGGCAAAGTGCCAGACACCTGTAGCAAGTGCGGAGGCTACCTCATCGAGCGCAACGCCCGACGAGACAAGCACCACGGACAAGAGCACGTCAGAGAACTCCGATGCTCCCGCTGTGGCAAGCGATTCGGGGTCAGAAAGCCTGGACTCAGCGATTCCGAGTTCAGAAGCTTCCCCGAAGCCGACAAAGCCAAAGAAGACTGAGGCTTGCGAGGCTTGCGGGACGCTGGTCGAGACGCTCAAAGCTCTCAAGCATGTCCATGCCAAGGAGCCGTTGATGCTCTGCGAGACATGCCACGCCAGCGAGACTGCTCTGCTCGAACACGCTAACGACCCGATGCAGGGCAAGGTGGTGCATCCTGATGAGGCAGCTCGCGAAGAGCTGATGACGATGGATGACGCCGACCGCATCCTCTACAACGAGGAAGTCATGTTGAGCGTCGAGTCCCCGATTGAGCAGGTCTACAATCGCATCGCTCTGCTCGAAGGCCGGCTCCAGCGGGCGAAACTGCTCTTGAAGGCATCCAAGACCACGCTGTTCATGCGCATCGAGCACATGAAGAAGGACGAACGGGAGGCAGAGTATCGCCGCCTGAACGAGCGTGACGCTACCAAGCGGCGTCGGACGGCTGCGACATCGGCACCGGGTGTCCCAGGTGAGAAGAAGAAAGCTGCACCGCGCAAGACCAAGGCGGCAGCTTTCAGGACGCTCATGTCCGCGCAGGGCTTTCCTGATTCGTGGATTGACGAGCAGATTAACAAGATGGGCCTCGAGTAATGCGATACATCAGCATGTGGCTAGGCTTGCAATCTCAAGTCTCCAGAAGTGGAGGCAAACTACATAGATTCGGTTTGCCTTACTTCTGGTTTTGGGTCCAGAGGCCAATCACGTGGTGGAAGCTTCGGTGAAGACTGAGGTCCATGAGCACGAGTGGCACGACATCGCGTTTGTCGCCAACGTGCCCACTGACAATGGAGATAGGCTCGGGTATCACATCCGGGCCTGTCGAGGATGTGGGTGGGCTGCTCCAGACCCAATGGAGAACTACCTCATGGCGACAGACGACCACAAGAGTATGGTGGAGCACGAGCTGGCCAGTATTGGTATCAGGATGTGCTTCACGGGAGAAGAATCATGACAAGAAAGGAAAGCCATCGACTGATGGAAATCGTCCACAGGCTACAGGACCTCAAGGTAGCCACGAGCAGAGATGCCGAGCGTCGGCAAGTGCGGGTCAACGTTCACGAGATTCCTGCGCTGAACATGGGTGACGCTGACTTCCTGCTTGACATCATCCATCGCGAGGTAGCAGACCAAACCTCATAACTACTTGACATCGGGCAAACGGATGTGCTATGATAACTACTGGCAGCCGTTTGCCCACCCCCTCCACAAGAAAGGCAGAATGACATAGAATGGCTACGATTCACAAGAAATGCGAGGAGTGCGGCAAAGTCGCCAAGGTTAGCTTCGAGATGCAGCTTGCCTTCGGTCGACTGACCACGTTCGAGTGTGGGCACACTGTCATCGTCAAGGGCATCGAGAACAACGATGTCATCTATCTCAAGTCCCGGACGGGCAAGGAACTCTTCCCGTTTCAGGCTGAGACCATCAAGTTCATGGAGGAGGCCGCTGGTGTCTGCCTCGTTGGACACGAGATGGCGCTCGGCAAGACGGTGTGCGCTGCTGGATTCGTAGCGCGCAACAAGGAAGACGCTCTCCCGCTCCTTTATCTCTGCAAGTCGAGCACGAAGATTCAGGTGCTCCGTGAGATGATCGATTGGGCTGGTATCGTTGGTCAGGTCATCGACGGCAGCGTTCAGCGTCCTCATCTCGACATCTTCCCCATCACCATCATGAGCATCGACATGCTCGCTCGGGTAACGGCTAAGACGATCACCAAGAACGGTGTCGCAGGAACGCCCAACCCGGAGTGCTGGCCTGAGGAAATCTGGGCCAACTACAAGACGGTCGTTGTCGACGAGTGCCAGAGCATCAAGAACCCTGATTCCCAGCGTTCGCAGGCTCTCAAGAAGCATCTCGCCCACGTCAAGTATCGGCTCCCCATGAGCGGCACCGCAATCATGAACGCGGCGCACGAATACTTCCCGGTCCTGAACTTCATTCGACCAGATGTCTTTTCGAGCTACGCCGGCTTCATCAATCACGAAACCTACGGGCGGCGACTCGCGAACCCGGAGCGCTTCCACGAAAAGACAAAGAACTTCATCATTCGCAAGACTCGCGCCGAGGTTCTCCCGGACCTGCCGAAGATCATGCGGACGTTCCGTCCAATTCAGATGGACGACGAGGTTCTGATTCGGAAGTATCAGGAGACAGTCGACGAGTTCTCGAAGTGGATGGACGAGAACGAGGACAAGATGTCGCCTGCGGGCTACACCAACCTCCTCGCGTTCTTCGCGAAGATGCGGAAGATTACAGGAGTCGCCAAGGTTCCTGCCGCAATCGACTACGTCGAGGAGTTCCTGCTGGAGTGCGACCGGAAGCTGGTCGTTTTCCTTCACCACAAGGACGTTGCCACCCTCCTGACCAATCGTCTCAACAAGACGATGCGGGAGATGGGGCGCGGCCCGGTCCTGAGCTTCCACTCTGGCCTCGACTCCACCCAGCGCCAGATGGTCATCGACGACTTCCACAAGCCCGAGCATCGCATCATGATAGCCTCCACGCTTGCGGCTGGTGAGGGCATCAACCTTCAGTGCTGCTCTGACTGCCTTATGTTGGAGCGTCAGTGGAACCCGGCCAAAGAGGAACAGGCTGAAGCCAGGTTCCCTCGGCCCGGTCAGAAGGCTGATAAGATCAACGCCACCTACCTCACGGCGCTCGGCACGATTGACGAGTTCCTCGGGGAGATGGTCGAGGGCAAGCGAGCTGCGAACAAGAGCACCTTGGATAACAAGGAGCTGGATTGGGACGAGTCTTCTCTGATGCGCGCTCTCGCCGATGCCATCTGGAAGGCTGGCAACAAGCGTTGGAACTACAAATGAGCAAGGTGCTCATGAGCCTGGGTGCCGGTGGTCTGATAGCGGGGTTCACGTGTGTGGACTCCGTTAACAGTCTTGCCACCATCACGGCGGCGGCGTTCGCGTTGGGTGTGGGTTTCATCCTGCCCATATTCAAGGAGAAGAAATGATAAAGGGGGTCACGCTCAACGAGGAACTGACCGGCATCATGGAGAAGAATGGCATGAACATGAAGTTCTATGACATCCTTTGTCCAGTCTGTGGGAAGAAAACCGACTTGATGGTCGGCCCCACGGAAGACCTCGCGGTGCGGGTCGAGATTCACCTCGCAGAGCTTCAGGAGTATCACAATCCAGTCGAGTGGGATGACCATCCTGACCAGACCAGCCCGGAGGACGCTTCGGGATAGAGGGTGCGGGGGGTTGATGGGGAGGCTTAGGCCGTTGAACTGTCATCACTCCGTGGATAGAACACCCTTGACGGGGAGTCGCTGACACTCCCCACTTCTTTTAGGAGGTAACGGTGCCGATGACGTTCTTTCAGAATGCTGGCGCGTGGTATGTCCAGACGGACAAAGGAATCTGGCGAGTGAAGGAAGGCGAGGGTAAGAGGTTTGCTCTGGTCGTCGAACCCTTCCACAAGTTCAAGGAGGCGCACGGTGGCGGCACGAAGAAGTCAACCAAGAATTAAGGGCACCTGTCGGCTACAGAAGCCGTCGGGATTGCTCCCAGTCGTAGAACACGGCTTGCAGACAATCGCGCGCCTCGAACAGAAGTCTGTCTCGTGGGTCATCGCTGAGATTGTCTCTGCCTACTTCAACCTCGACTCGGCGACTGGACTGCCCATCACTGAGCGGCTGGCCCGTATGAATCTTACGGGGACGATTCGCAAGCGGCGTAAGGCAAAGGTTCGATAATGCCAACGAGGCTCGGACCTTTCCAGTTCGTCTACACGGAGCGTGAGCAGAAGATGCGGGACACAATCGCGCACCTGATCAACAGGCATGGCCTGGCGCGCGCTCGTATCATCGTGAACAACGAATACCACCGGGCAGCATTGCTCAAGGCAGACAGTGAGCCTGCAATCTGGTGGAACGACGTTCGTTGGCACATTCACGACATTACCTCGAACCTCCGGTGGGGTCAGGAGCGGGGACTGTGATTCATCGACCGATGGAGACTCCTGGGGCGGGGACGGTGCACTTCATCGAGCTGACCTGCGCCGACTTCGACTGTGAGATTGGAGTCCGATACAGTAACAAATGCAGTGAAGGGTGTGCGGACGGCATCAAGCTGTTCTTCACGCCCTCACTGCGTGGCTCGACTATCCACGCCAACGTCTGTGCTGGTCGGTGGGAGTTCGTCAACAAGCTCTCAAAGGAATGGTGGGCACGTAAGGCAGCCTCCGTTCTCGGATGGGACGAGTCGAAGATTCGTGAACAGACGGATGCGGCATGGGCTATAAAAGTTCACAACGCGAACATTATGGCGAACTGGAAACCATCTGGTCGAGGTGCCTCACGCAAGCGTGGCGGTCCCTCCTGCATGGTTTGTGGTAAGAGTGTAGACAGAGGCGTCGATATCTGCACCGCCTGCGTAGCCGAGAATGAGGGCAAGCCCAAGGTGGATGCTGGCTCTCTCGACGACTTGGACAACTGGTAGGAGATAACATGGAACGTAGAGCTTTTCTCGTGAGCCTCGTGCCTCTAGCGGCATGTGCATGCGCCGACAGTTTCGACTGTGGGTCGGAGCCAAAGAATGCCGAGGACAAGAGACTTCAGATGCTGGAGTGCGAGGCACCGTCACCTGCACCGACACCCATTCCACCGGCACAGGTTGCCAACACCATCGAGTTCCGTGTGTTGGGTGATGTCCTGTTCGACCCCGGCACGAACGGTGCGGAGATTCAGTTCGGCTCCACTCAGGAAGGCACGGCTCGGTTGCTCTCGACTCTGCCGTGGTTCTCGCAGACGAAGACGTTCAAGGACAGCCTGTTCATCGTCCTCAATGCTCAGGCATCTGGCTTCGGCGTGTTGCAGGCTCAGATAATTGTCAACGGGGAACTGTTCAGGGAGGCGAGTGCGTCCGGGTTCAACCCCAAGGTGGCGTTGTCCGGTCTATTCGTGAAGTGATGGAACACGGCTTAGTCTTCAGCAGCGAGGAGATTCTCGCACTCGATCACTACTTCATGCACCGTGCCGGGTGGATTGGCCACGAAGACCCGGCTGACGAAGCGGCGCACGGCTTGGCAAACCTCGTATCAGAGATAGCGGAGGAGATTAGAAAGAAAGATGCGAACGATAGCCCTCGATAGCCAAGTGCTCAACGATGTGATGGCCTGTGGATACAAGGCCTATCTACGTTTCGTTCGGCACAAGCAACCGGAGCACAAGGCGGAAGCCCTAGAGAAGGGCGACCTCATGCACCGGATGCTGAAGCATCACTACACGCAGATTCGTGCGGGACGGAAGGCAGAATACGGGGCCATCGTCAACGAGGCGGTGCAGGTCGGACTCAAGGCGGCGTCGGACATGGACCTCTCTCAGGGCGATGTTGCAGAGAACATCACGCAATATCGTGCCTACTCACTCTACTATCAGCAGGATGGTTGGGTGCCGATTGAGGTCGAACAGGTGTTTTCCAAGGTGCTCTATGAATCCGAAGAGAAGCAGATTCGTATCATCTACGAAGGCATCATCGACATGGTGGCCCAGACGCCGGGTGGCACTGCCATCATCGATCACAAGACGAGCAGGATGAGGAAGCAGCCCTTCCTGCTTTCGACCCAGTTCATGGGTTACTCGTGGGCAATGAATGTCCCGCACGTCGTCGTCAACAAGATTGGGTTCCAGAAAACTCTGGCACCCAAGGAACGGTTCAATCGGTATCGGATGCCGTATCAGAAGGCGCACCTTGAACAGTGGAAGAAGGACGCCATCTACTACGCACATCTGCTCATCTCGTGGATGGATCAGGGATACTTCCCGATGAACTACACGAGCTGCGACAAGTATGGCGGCTGCATCTTCCAGCCTGTGTGTGGTTCGATTCCCGAGGTCCGGGAGCACAAGCTGTCGATGCTGTTCAAGGAAGGCAAGCCCTGGTCTCCGCACACTAGGGACGAGTAACGGTAACGGAGGCGAACGATGGCGAAGAAAAGACCACAAAATCACGTTCACAAATACATCCTGAAGGTGATGCAGCCGAGTGGCTACAAGGTGTATATGTGTGCGCTCGAAGATTGCAGCCACTACATCGAAGCCATGCTGGCTCAGGGCAAACAGTCCATTTGCTGGCGATGCGGTGAAGTGTGCTACGTTGCGCTCACGAGGACTGGCAGGGAGATCAAGCGGCCACACTGCCTGACCTGCGTCAAGGTCTACAACAAGAGGGACGTCGCGGGCAAGCCTGTGATTGACGTGAAAAAGATCGCGGAAATGTCATGGGACGATTTGCTCGGCGGCGACCAGAGATTCGTCCCCAACAGCAAGAAGAAAAAGGACGAGGACTGAGATGTTCCGAATCCCCGTCGTCTCGTGGCTCATTGAGCACATTCGGTGGGCCATCTCGGAGTGGAAGTATCAGCGTTGGCTGAGGAGGTATGAGTAGTGCCGAACACGAAGGACATCGACCTAGGGCAGCGCATCATGGCGTTGTTCATGGGTTCGACCGGCGACGGCAAGTCCGTTGCTGCAGCGAGCTTCCCGAAGCCCATCAAGTTCTTCGACTTCGATGGTCGGATGAAGCCAATCAAGCTCTTCTATCCCAACGATGACATTAGCTACGTCACCGTCGGGCCGAAGGCTATCCCTGCGAAGGGCATCATCGACTTCCTTGAGTTCTGTCAGGAGTTCGAGAACCTGCAGGACAAGTGCCCCTGGGCCACCGTGGTGCTCGACAGCTTCACGAACATGTCGAACACCGCCATCACCTACCAACTTCGGGTGCGTGGTGGCTTCGACGACTTCAAGGGCAAGAAGACTTTGAGCGGCCTCCCCATTCCCGGCTTCGACGAATACAACGGCGAGACGACGAGCCTGTCTCAGATTCTCGACGTGGCGAAGATTCTGCCCTGCAACATGATTGTGACCGCGCACCCCATCCAGAAGATGATGGATGAAGGTGGCAAGACCAAGCGATACACGAGCATGGCGTCATACGGGAACAAGATCGCCAGCATCGCACCGTCATACTTTGACGAAATCTGGGCGTTCGAGCGTGACGGTGAGCAGCTTGACTCGAAGCGACTGGTCTGGACTGGTGGACGAGCCATGACCAAGACCGCGCTCCCTGTCCCCGGAGTCTTTGACATTACCAACCGCCGTCTGTATCCTCTGGTCAAACAGGCTATCGAGGCACACGGCATCAAGCTCGCTGAGAAAGCAGCCTCAGCAGACACGGAGGTCGCACAACCAGCATAAGGCTGCGGTAACGGGTCAACAAGACGAAACCTCTAACTCGTAGGAGAAGAACAGTGGCTGAATCTCTTCGCATGACAATCACGCCAGCCGACGTGAAGCGCAACAAGATTGTGCAGGGTGGCTGGTATCAGAGCAAGGTCGTCGACGTGTCCATCGAGAAGTCCAAGAAGGACCCCTCCTCGAACAACGTCGTCCTCGACGTGGAGGGCATGGAGGGTGCGTCGGAAGGTGCGCGCGCCACCACCTGGTTCCCGGAGAAGTATCCGGCGATGGCCCAGACGTTCGTGGAAGCGATCACCGGCGCCAAGCTGGACGAGAACTCCGGCGCTGACTTCGTGTTCGGTCCGAACCTCAAGGGCAAGATGGTTCTCGCCCTCTGGGAGCCGGGCGAATACAACGGCCGCAAGACGAACAACATCCGCGACTGGGCGCCGGTCACTGACCTCGCCGCTGCGGCTGCACAGGCGTCCAACGTGCCGGACGCCGAGTTCTAGACCTCTCAGACTCTCTTGGGTTCCCCTTGGGAGAGTCGGCGCGGTGTGGTCCCGAGCCGTGGGAGAAATCGGGGCATCTCTCTAACCTTTCAGGAGCGTGTGATGAAGTATCTGATGAGCGGCGTGGACAACGATGAGGCGGAAGTGGACGAGCAGGACTTGGCTGAGGCGAACGCGGACCTCACCGACGACGACGAGGACGCCAGCGAGGAGGCCAGCGAGGAGACCCAGGAAGACGACCTCGACAGCCTCGACGAGCTGAACGACATCCCCGCCAAGCAGTAGGGCGAGGGCACGAGGGGACGGGGGGTAGCCTTGACCGGGGCTATCCCCTTTTTCCATTGGAGGTGATGAAACAAGATAAAGTGTGGGTGTAGATTAATCCGAGCATAGGAGAGATAGACATGAGACTCGCGCGCATTGGAGTTGCCCTTGTGGCAGCTCTGCTCCTCAGCACCGTGGCCCGCGCTGACCAGATTGTCGGCTTCGGGCAGCTTGGCTCTCTCAACACGTTCACCTCGACGAACAACGGGGATGGGACGACTTCGCTCGACGTCTTCACCGGCGTTTCGATCACGAACATCATCTCGGGCGCGACGGACCCGAATGCGTTGTTCTTTTTCGAGGCCGAGAGCGTCGGTGCGGCCAACGTGGGGCTGCTTATCTCACAGGAGTTTGAAGGGACATTCAACCTCACGAACTTCGACGGGAGTATCAGCTACTTGTCTGGTGTCTTCGGTGGCGCACTGACGCTCGGAGGGGATGGTGGAACAAGCGCACTGTTCACTGCCAACACCTCACCGTTTGGTCCTTTGACGTTCGCAACGGACCTGCCGGTAATCCTCGGTGACCCGCTGGCCTTCAGCTTGTCACTGTCCAACGTCGCACCGCCACTGAGTGTGGTAGGCGGCAGTTTGGGGACGTTCTCCGCGAGCTTCACCGGCACTGCGTCGGCGGATACTCCGGACGTTCCCGTTCCCGAACCGGCGACTTTGACGATGCTCGGGATGGGCCTCGTCGGGTTGGCTGGTGCAGCACGTCGGCGTCTGTTCCGTAGTTAGTCGAGGGTTGGGGCCGGGAGACATAACGAATCCTGGCCCCATCACTTTGGAGAGAACATGCAGATACCTGTAGAGCGTATTACGAACAACATCTCAGTGTCGTGGGAAAGCGACAAGGAACGTGACGAGTTCCTCGAATCGCTCCGTGAGCAGGGCCAGCTCCACGCCATTATTGTTCGTCCGCTGAACAATATCTTGGATGGCTACGAGGTGGTCACCGGGGCCAAGAGATACGAAGCAGCCAAGCTACTCGGCTGGACCGAGATGGACGCTGAGGTCAAGGAACCGAACGACGTCGACGCCAAGATTATGAGGGTTCACGAAAACCTCCACAGACATAATCTTCCCTGGTATGAAGCTGTCGTGCTAGTTCAGCAGTTGCACGAGCTTCGTCAGCAGCAGCATGGCAAGAAGGAAGGCGTCGGACGTCCGAAGAAGGATGAGAAGGTGTGGGGCGTTCGAGAAACGGCTTCGGAGCTGAGCCTCTCCATCGGCGGGGTCAGCGAGGACTTGAGCCTTGCTCGGGCGGTGCAATACGACCCATCCCTCAAGAACATCAAGGACCGCAAGACAGCTATCAAGCTCGTCCGTTCCGCGGCGCGTCGGATGCAGAACGAGACGATGGCAGCGATGACGGACATCGAAGTTGGCTTCAACGAGGTTTACCTCGGGGACAGCGCGGAGGTCCTGAGCCACTTCCCCGATGAGACATTCGATGTCTGCATCACCGACCCACCGTGGTTGAACTTCTTCGACCCCAGCTTGACGGTGGACAAGCGAACCCTTCCAGTCTTCGAGCAGCTGTGGCGGGTTCTCAAGAGCGACGCTTTCCTGTTTGTAATCGTTTCGGTGGACGACTTCGTCTACTATGGTGGTTACGACTACCTCAACGATTCCGGCCAGAAAGTCCACCGGCTCGGCGCGCTGGAGAAGCTCGGATTCAAGATTGCCAAGACACCTGTCTTCTGGCAGAAGCAGAACAGCCTCTCTCGACGCGGCGTCAAAACCTGGGAGTATGACCGTGACTTCGAGTTCGTTCTGGTTGCGGCGAAGGGTTCTCCAGTTCTTGCTCGGACTGGTAACATCTCGGCTTTCAAACCTTTCCCGCAGGTGCCCCCCGCGCACCTCATCCACCCCAACGAGAAGCCCATCGGACTCATCACCGACCTTCTCGAAGATTGCTGCTTCAAAGGAAGCATTGTCGTCGACCCATTCGGAGGTAGTGGTGTCACTGCTGCTGCCTGTGCGCTATCCGAAAGACGTTATGTGGCTATCGAGCGAGACAAACAATTCTACGACGGAATCGTAGGACGGCTCGCCAAGATCAAGGAAGCGAAGGAGAAGGTGTCGTGACGCTGAAAGATGAACTTCAACGACAGTGGGACCGTCAAGGCGGGCCACAACAGGGAGGACAGCCCAAAATGAAGGTATACGTTGCCGGGTCATACCAGTTCCGCCAAGACATCGACCGTCTGGTGGACAAGATTCAACAGAAGGTTCCCTTCGAGTGCACGAGCACTTGGATTCGTCAGGGCGAAGAAGATGACTTGCTGAAAGAGAAGGGGCATCAGCACTTCATCGACCTCGACAGGCAGGATATCGCGCGCGCCGACGTGTTCCTGCTCATCAACACCTACCAACTGTCCAAGCACTCGACAGGGAAATGGGTTGAGCTCGGCATGGCGATGGAGCTGGGACTTCAGATTGTCATCTGGGGCACCCTGCAGGATTCGCTGTTCATTCACGGGACCGACACCATCGTCGTCGATGGTTCTGATGAGGAAGCTCTCATCGCGGCCCTCGACATCATCCACAAAGTCACAAGGAAAGCGGAACAGGACGTTTACGATGCGTATCGAACAGTCGGCGGAGCACAGAGTGGAGTCGTTGGAATCGGAACTACGCCAGGCCTCCCTGAAGATAGAGGTGAAGACCGCGGTCTTGGAGTTCGCCACCGAGAAGGCAGCGCACTACATGACCTTGACCGAGCGTTTGCGAGTCGAACTCAGGGACTTGGCGCAGGTCAAATCCGAGCTGGAGAGGCGACTCCGCCTCATGGACCGTCAGTAGTCAAATGAGTAACTACGTCCCAGGCGAGGGGCGTGGTGAAAATGGACTCGTGCTTGTCGGTGAGGCTCCGGGAGCGCACGAAGACAGAATAGGTCGGCCCTTCGTAGGACCATCCGGCGACCTATTGGACGAGTTCCTCGCGGAGGCTGGTATTCATCGTTCGGAAGTCTACATCACGAACGTCGTGAAATACCAGCCTCCGATGAACGACATCAAGAAGATAGGCATGATGGGCCTCGACCTTGACCAATGCATCAAGGAGCTATGGGTCGAGATAGAGGCTATCAAGCCTAACTGCATTCTCGCATTAGGCAACACAGCGCTGAAGGCGGTTGCAGGCAAGGACGGAATACAGAAGTGGCGTGGTTCTGTAATCCTCGGTAAGGACGCTAAGACCAAGGTCATCGGCACCATCCATCCCGCGGCTCTCCTGCACGGAGAAGGCGAAGGGTCGGGCGGAGCTATGAACTTTTCTGCCCGCGTCTACATCCAGCACGATTTCAAGCGGGCCGTATCGCACAGTAGGTATCCTGATTACCGGCCCCCGAGGCGACGACTGGAGATCATCCGGTCAGCCGTCGCTCTGGCTAGATTCTTCGAGTTCTACCGAGGACACTCTACCCTCTCGGTCGACATCGAGGTAATCAGGGCGATACCTGTCTGTATTGGTCTATCGTTCCACCCGAACCATGGCATCTCTGTTCCGCTGCTGGACGTGTTCTCTCTGCAGAATAAGACAGGTATCGTCCAGCATGAACTAGCACAGATGTGGCGCATCCTGCTGGGTGCTCTGGCACGGAAGGACTTGAAGATCATAGGCCAGAACTTCAAGTTCGACCACGACAAGCTAGAACGGCCTTGCGGATTCGTTATCGGTAACGTGCGCGCTGACCTGATGCTCATGATGCATACCCTGTATCCTGAGCTTCCGAAAGCACTGGGGTTCAGCACGTCCATCTACACCGAAGAACCATACTACAAGGACGAGGGTAAGGACTTTAACTTCGCCAAGCAGAAGATTGATGACCTTCTTATCTACAATGCGCGAGATGCTGCGGTTACTTTGGAGGCAGCGAAAGCCTGTCTTGCGGAAGCGCGCACTGTCGAAGTCCCCGGATTTCCGGACTGGTTCAACAACTTCTACTTTGGTTTTGTTAATCGTCTACATCATTTCTACAAGGACATGGAGAGAGTCGGTCTTCCAATCAATAAAGAGAAGCGAGCGACTCTCGTCAAGGAATACCAGGGAAAGGTCGATGCTGCAGAGAAGCGGATGGAGGAGCTTGCCGGATTCAAGCTCAACGTCAACAGTCCAAAGCAAGTCGCTATCTTCCTCTATAAGGAGCTACGATTCCCTGAACGAGGGGAATGGATGATCGGTAAGAATGGCAACAGATACTTTAAGTATGCCACGGATGAGGAAACGATTATCGCCCTTGCAGCGAATCACGCCAAGAAGGACGTTAGGAAACGTTCATCCTGCGAACAAATCCTGTATACCCGTCGACTCAAGAAGGCCCTTGGGACCTACTTCCTGGCTGTGCCAGACTTCGACGGACGCATGAGAACGTCGGTCCGCATTGCAGGTGCAGAGACAGGCCGCACCAGCAACTCCCTCCTGAAGTCTCCCGTTAGACCCACCATCAGTGTCAAGATAGGCAAGAAGACCAAGAAGAAGTCTATCGGGCTAGCCTTCCAGACGTTAACGAAGTATGGAGACGGAGCCGAAGTCCGTGAAATCTTTGAAGCAAACGAAGACGAAGAGTTCATCGAAATCGACCAGTCTCAAGCCGAAGCGAGAGTTGTTGCTCTCCTTGGACGAGACGTCGAGACTCTTAACATGTTTGGCCGAGTGGATATTCACAAGCTTACGGCATCGTGGATATTCGGCATCCCGCCTGACAAAATTAGCAAGGAGCTACGGTTTATCGGCAAAACTACGCGCCACGCTGGCAACTATGGCATGCGCAAGCGGAGGCTCATGTTCCTTGTCAACACGGATGCGAAGCGGTATGGCATTGACATTGAGATTTCAGAGTGGCGTGCCGGTGAAATACTCGACGCGTTCCACCAGCACAACCCGAGCATCCGGGACGTCTTCCACGTCGAAGTCGAGCAGGCGCTCCTCAACAACATGATGACCCTCGTCAATCCATTCGGGCGGCGTCGACAGTTTCTGTCCAGATGGAATGACGAACTTCTCAGGGAAGGATTCGCCCAGATACCACAGTCCACCGTCGCTGACCAGACCAAGAAGGCGGGATTGGAGATTGTCGATACGTTACCAGAGGCGAAGAAGTGGATCTGTTTGGAGGCACACGATGCTTTGGTAGCTATCGTCCCCAAAGTCCGACGTCACGACTATCTGAAGGTAGCCATTCCGGCCTTTGAGCGGGCTATCGATTTCACTTTCTGCACCCTCTCGCGTGACAAGCTCGTGATTCCATGCGAGGTAAAGGTAGGCCAAAACTATGGACAGCTAAAGGAACTAGACACCGGAGGATACCGTGTTAAGTCCGTGGCTTGAAAAAGTCCTGGACTACTCTAAGGAGTCTGAGTCACCCAAACAATACTTCTACTGGGCAGGTTTGGCGGCGCTCTCTGGAGTCGTCCGGAATAAAGTGTTCCTTGACAAGTTCTACTACAAGCTCTATCCGAATCTCTACATCCTCCTCATCGGAAAGTCGGGGATACGTAAAGGGATTCCGGTGGCGCTCGCAAAGGAGCTTGTCAACAGTGCGAAGATAACGAGGGTAATCTCGGGTCGTGCGTCCATTCAGAAAATCATCAGCGAGCTGGCGACGGCTCACTCGATTCCTGGGGGCGCGCCGCTGTTGGATTCAGTAGGATATTTCAGCAGTTCCGAGTTCGCATCGTTCATCATACAAGACCAGCAGGCTCTAACCATCCTGACAGACTTGTATGACGGGCACTACCACCCCGATGGCTGGTCGAACATGACCAAGGTCAGTGGTAACGAAAAGCTGAAGAACGTGTGCTTGACGATGTTCGGCGCGAGTAACGAGGTCCACTTCAAGGAGGCAGTGCCAGACAATGCACTTGGCGGTGGTTTCGTAGCGCGCACGGTAATCGTCTACGCTGACAAGAAGAACGGAGTCAATTCACTCACGAGGCGGCCAATAGGCTCACTGGACATAACACTTCTCACAGACCACATCCAGAAAGTCAAGGAGGTGGAGGGTGAGTTCACTTGGTCAGACGAGGGCCGAGACCTTTACGATGCGTGGTATAACGATTTCAACTCGCGCGCGTCTGATGACGATACAGGGACTCTGGAGCGAATCCATGATACCGTCCTCAAGATAGCGATGCTGATTTCGTTGAGCCGGAAGCTCGATCTAGTCTTGGAAAAGGAGGACATCGAAGAAGCGTTGGACCAAGCTCGGAAGACGGTTCCGGGTCTCAGACGTGTAGTGATGGGAGCGGGTAAGAATCCACTCGGCCCTCAGACAGCGATGATTCTCAAGGAGTTGTTGACACGACCTCCCTCCTATTCTGCGTCGAAGTCGGAGATACTGTCCAAGTACTGGGGACACCTTGACAGTTACGACCTAGACCGAATCTCAGAGTCGTTACAACAACAGAAAGCCATCAAGGTCACAGAGGGTGGCGGGGACACTTACTACATTCTCAGTCCGAAAGTTGTGGAAGCCTTTTTCAAGGGGTAGCAGTATGGTCACCAACGATGACATCAGAGAGCGGTTCATGCACCACCCTCCGTCCACCGAGCGTATCGTGGCAGCTCACGAGATGATTCGAGCGGAGTTTCTTGACATCGCTCTGAAGGCTCAGGAGTTCCTCCCCGAGTGCCGTGAGAAAGCACTGGTCCTCACGAAACTCGAGGAGGCGATGTTCTGGGCGAACGCAGCTGTCGCTCGAACGCAATCGGTCCAGATTTAGTAGGTCGAGGGGGGCGGCGTTACTGAGCTTCCGCCGCTTCCCTCGCAGCCCTCCGCTTTGCTCGACGACGCTCAAGAGATTCTACTCGCTTCTCTTCCTTGGCCTCCGCACCGAATCCTACACCAGGTCGGAACCACCGCTTTCCTGGAGAATCCGTGATGAGCTTGAACGGGTTCGAGAGGGTGTTCTGAATCGTCTTCGTGATGCCCCAGTCTGGGATGGGTGAGATACCACCGAGTATCTCAGCATTCTTACGTCCACTCCCTACATATGCACCGACCAAGAACGGAAGTGCGTATGGACCGGCAAAGGCCGATACCATAGCGAGAGTTTCCCTATCTTCGACCTTCGTTCCAGCCAGTGCTCCAAGTAGTGCTGCAGCAGCATACACTTCAGGGTGCTTCTTCCACCTCGTGAGACCCTGTGCGAGCTGATTGAAGGGCGTCGTGCGGAATGGCACCAGGAACTTCCCAGCTCGACCCTGCAACGGCCACCATGCGGACACTGCGTTGGCACCAGTCAGCATGAGTTCCTTGGCCTCTTTCTCACTGAGACCAGCCCGCATGAGAGACTCGATTCCAGCATAGTCAAACGCACCCATCGCACGGCCAGGAAGATTGAACTTGTTGAATCCCTGAACCAGAGCTGGATTTGCGTGTGACTGCCATCCGACCTTGAGGTCTCGTTTGATGGCCTTCATGTTGGCAAGCACCTTGAGGGGCTTCAGTGTCCGACCCTCCAGTGCAGCGGCGAAATGCGCTCCTATGTTGCCTGCAAGAGACTTCGGAAAAGCGAGGCCAGAGAGCATCGACGCCATGCGAACTGAGTTGGCTGCGTCAAACGACTTCTCGAAGCCTTCAACTAGGTCCTTCTTCGATGGGAGCCTGACGTTCAGGGCGCCAGTCTCAGAGCCACCTGCCTTCTTGAACCACTCCTGGAGAGCAGACTTGAGCGTGTCCGGCTTGATACCAGCAGCCTTTGCAGCCGAGCGAAGGCGGGCTGGGTCATTGGAGATGTCCTGCATCGTAGCGGTCCCGAGAGTCGTCAGCTCGTCCATGACCCGCTTGACACGAGCGTTCTTGCTCTTGGGCAGTGCTGGCGCAGGAAGGGCTGGTGCTGCAACAGCCGCTGCTGGTTCAGACTTTGGTTGAGGTGGTGCGAGGTCGACGAATTCCTCACCCTTCAATTCGGCCAATCTCCTGAACGACTCAGGATCAGCTGCCTGACGTCGGAGCGTATGTATCTCTGACATTGTTGGTCCACCGGGGCCGAACCTGTCGGTGAACTCGACGTCGTTAATCCAAACTCGATTGTTGCCCTTGATATCAGTAGCACTCCTGATGACTGGCTTTGCTTTGGGAGGCGGAATCGGAGCCACAGCAGAAGCCGGTGGTGCAGCAGCGACTGGAGGTGGAGCCGGGGGTGGAGTCGGGACCATCTCAGCAGGCTTGCCACCCCAGTGTGGGGCCTCCATGTCGATAGTATCGAACCCCTCCGGGGCGTATTCGGGAAGTGCCTTCGCCTGCTGCAGCACCTTCAGACGATACTCGCTGGCGATGCGCTGCACGTCCTTGACGGACACGCCCATCTGCTTGGCAAGACCCTCGTAATCCGGTGGAATTGCACTACGCTCACCACGCATGATTTTGCGCGCCCGTCCGAAGGCGGAGAAGAGGTCAGCGTGAAGCTTGTCAGGGAAGATGGCCCTGACGGTATCGTGCGCTCCTCGGCCAATCCGCAGTGTCCGGTCAGGCGTTGGACCCTTGGGCTTTGCTGGACGGACAAGTGGAGCTGCTGGAGCCGGTTCAGGCATGACAGCTACACGAGATGCTGCATCCCTGACCGGAGCTACTGGAGCAGGCAAAGCCGCTGCTGGAGCCATACGTGTAGCTGCAGGACCAGCATCGATGTTAGCAGGGCCAGGTAGGCCAGTCCCTCCAACATTCTGAGGTGACTCAATCGGAATGTCCATCGGACGCGCCGTGCCCATCTGTTCTGCTTGCATCTGAGCCGCAGTTGCAGCATGGTCTGCCATCTTCGGGCCGGGCGTTGCGTCGTCGATGGCCGAGACGAGTTCGTCCAAGTCACTATAGTCGGCTACGTCAATACCAACTTCATCGGCTTGGCGGAAGATGTCGTCCAGAAGCTCTGGATCTTTTTCGAGAGCCTTATACCACTCAGGATGGACAGGCTCGAACTGTGACAGAGCGTCAGGGATTATCGGTCGCCCGACGTCAGGCACGCTCTCAGGGATATTCGGCCCCTCGATGCCCCGCGCAGAGACGGGGTTAATCGTCGGCGGGAGTTGACCCTCAGCTACCACCGTTCGCCAGAAGTCGCTGGCTGGACGAGAGGTTCCAGGACCGTCCATCGTCGTGTTGGGGACCACCGGATCTTGAATCTGATGTGCAGCAAGGTCGATGGGCTCGCCGCCCGGTCCTTGACGCATCTGTTGCCAGATACTAGGATCCTGCTCGAATGGCATCCCTGCAGAAGGCCCACGAGGGTTGACCGGAGGCTGCAGTGGCAAATCTGCCGGAGGTGCGACATCGCCCAGTCCAGCAATCTCGATTCCACCAGCAGGCCCAGCACCAGCAGGCCCGTTAGGTCCAATATACGGGTCCGTCAGGTCTTGGATTCCACCTGAGAACTGTGCTCCTGGTGGCCTTGGTGAGGCTTGTGCAGCCTGCTGTGAAAGAACATCAGCACGTGGCGTAATCTCGGCTTGTCGACCGGGTGACAGAGGACCATATAGGTCTTCAACACCTTCAGCACCACCATAGAACCGCGCCCCAGGTGTAACAGGTGGAGCCTCAGGACCGGGGCCGAGGAGACGCCTTGGATTGGTGATGACTCCCGGCTTGGGAGCGAATGGGTCGGTCATAGGCTTTGGACCACCACCGAAGGCATCCAAGTCGCTCTTGCCACCCCACATGCCGAACGCACCGAGACCCATCTGAAGTGCTGCGTTGCCGTAGTCTCCCCACGTCGAGTCGTCGCGAGTCATGGCATCGGCCATGTTGACGCCACCAGCGCCTAGGCCGATACCACCCTGTGCCATCTGGCCAAGACCACCGACCTTGCCGAGTGTTTGCAGACCACCCTTGGCCATACCACCGAGGCCCGAGAGACCAGCATAGCCACCGAGAGTCGCTGCGTTCAGGGCGAGGTTGACGTCACTCGTTTGGTCGTCAAGCATACTTCCAGCGAATTCGCCCATTCCTTGCGGGATGGGAATGCTGAAGTTGCCCAACGGCGACGGGATAGAGATGGGTCGACCACCGGAAGCCTTGTAGCCTTCCTTGATTTGGTCACCCATGAAGGTGGAGTGGGGCTTGTTCCGCTCGGTCCACCAGTCCTCTACTTCGTCGGGTATGAAGCTCTTAGCCCAGCCTCGTATACCACCGTTCTCGATTCGGTATTTCTCACGAGCACGGTAGGAGTCGATTTCGTAATCCGTGGGGTCGCGTTCCTGCTCCCACGGCATGACTCCCGTCTCGCCGGTCTCGTAGTCTTCCCATCGCCAGTTCGAACCTGGAGGCGGCATGACTACTCCCTCCCTCCACCGTATCGACCTGTGCCGCCTCTACGGTTGTTCTGTGACGGCCCGAAGTTCGGGAGGCTTGGCGGATTCGGGTTGTAGGTGCCTCCGAAGTTCATCGGTCCACCTCCGCCACCACTGAGACGCCCTTGAGTTCGAGCGCTGACTCGCTTCTCGACTTCAGCCTGAATCGTCGCGCGAGTGTTCGGGTCTACGCCGCGACCGATCTGCCACTGGTCAGCGTCGGCGTCGTATTCGATGGTGTGCGGTGGATAGTCCTTTGCCATCGAACCGAGGGCATCCTTCTCGGCCCTGTAGACATCACTAGCAGACACGGTGTCAGTCTTGTTCAGACCCATGTTGTCGAAGAAGGTCTGGTCCGCCCGACGCCCGATGAGCGAGTCGGTATCGCGGCGATTGGTTTCCGCGTTGTAGCGTCCGAGGCCAAGCTGTCCGCCTCGGTATTGATTGAGCGAGTTGGCTTTGAAGACGTCGAGCTTGTAGTCTCGATCGCCACTCGTCTTGTCGTAGCCGAACTTGTCCTCGTTCAGCTTGAGCTGGCCTTGGTCGACCTTTAGCTTGCCCGTCGCAATCAGGTAGTCTTGGTCATCTTTGTTCAGATTGCGAACATAGTCCATGTAGTCTTGTCTGGACTTCTGAGCGTCGATGACAGCCTTATAGCGGTCCTGCTGACTCTCTCGCTCGATGCCGGCCGCTTCCTTGAGAGGCCCTGCCTGAGCATAGTAGTTTTTCAGGGCATTGTCATACTTCGACCTGTTCATGCCCATTGCAGTCTCGACACCTTTGGCTGGGTCGCGATACCCAACCGAGGCACCAGCAAGGCCGGATGCTATACGCTCCAGCCAATTCGGTTTGTAGTCCGCCGCTTGAGGCGACGTCTTCAGGTAGCTCCTGTATTCGTCCAGTGCAGGAGTCCTCCCGTAGGCCCCACGGAGACTATCCATGAAGCCTGACATCGGGTCCCGACGAGGCTCTGCCTGACTAGCTTGCTGCCGCCAGCTGTCCAGCGAACCTCCACCGTAGTCGTCCTGAGCACCGAAGTTGATGGAGCCGAAGCCTTCCTCCTCTACCCTGCTACGACGCTGGGGAAAGAAGGAGTCCTGTTCATAGTATTGTCCAGGCATTATTTGCTCCCGAAGTAGGTGCCCATGTTGTTCCAGCCCTGTTGGCCTGAGACACCACCCAGAGCACCAGTGGCAGCCTTAGCGCCCATACCCATCGCCCCGAGGCCGGTCATGCCGCCTGCAACCATACCAGCGACTCCGCTGATATTCTGCAGGGCGCTGCTATACGGGTTGTTCTGCATGTGCTGTTGAGCAGACTGACCCTGCTCGTTCATGCTCATGCCACGATTGCCCAGCAGAGCTTGATTCCACATGTTGACTTCGCCTGGGGTCGAGCGGTAGAGGTCCGCCATCCCACCACCGGCATCCATCGTGTTGCCCGACTCGAAGTTCGCAAGCCACTGGAGGCCGCGAGTCTGGTCTGCTTGCGACGCCGCGCCACGTGCCGCCGCTGCGTTGGCTGCTGCCTGCTCGGAATCGGCAACACCCTTGAGGCCCGAAGTTCCGTAGAACCGGCCCTGCTGGATGAGGCCACCGAGGCCAAGTTCGCCCTGAGTCCAGCCCTGTGAGGCAGCAGTGCGATTCTGGGCGATGCTGTTGAGCATGTTGCCACGAGTGTCGCCAGCGCCCCTCAGGCCGGAGAGCATGTTGCCAGTGCGAAGTGACTGGAGCGCGCCCTCAGCTTGGGCACCACCCTCAGCACCCCACTGCTGACCCTGCCGCACTCTGTCGGACAGGCCCAGCTCGGTGTCGAGAGTCTGCTCGCGCATCCCCTTGGCCTGCTCACGAGCCAGCCGAGCACCCATCGCCGCCGATGCAGCGGGATTGCCTCCCTGAATGCTCGCCATACGATTCTGCCCTTGTCGGACGGTATCGTAGAAGGCTGGCAGAGTGCTGTTGGCGCGCGCTCGGATGTCGCCGAGTTGCTCCGGTGTGTAGCCGCCTGTCTTCTGATAATCCTCGAAGACTCCGCCGCCACGCATCCGATTCATGTCTTCGGCGGAGAGGCCACCCGTCTTGCCCATCTCCTCGAACTGTGCGATAACGGCATCCTGCTTCGCACGGTCAGCTGGAGACCAGCCACCGGAGCCTGCGATGTCCCGCATCCCGGCCATTGCCGCACGGATGGGTCCAGCATCGACTCCACCTGTCTGACTGGCGAACTCGTTGTAGAGGCCCTTCACCTGGCCGTAGGGGTTCGCAGCAGCACCGCCGCCACCACCCCCACCACCTCCACTGCCGCTGCCTCCCGGACCCACCCCGATGGAGTTCAGGTATGCAGTGCGCATGTTGGGGTCGATCCAGCCGGCACCCTGACCAACCCTGTTGAAGTTGTCAAAGGCCGCCTGCTGGATGTTGTTCGCAGCATTCACAGCGCCCTGTTGCTGTGGCTGTGCGATAGCATTGAAAGCGTCTGAGCCCTTTCGAGCCCAGCTGCTCTGCTCCTGAATCATCTTGTTCGTTTGGGCTTTTTCCTTGCCACCACTCGACATGTCACTCTCCTACTTGATCGGCAGTGCGGAAACGAGGAATGCAACAATCACGAACAGAAGCGCAATCCAGAGCGGGACTGTGGGCTTGAGAACGTGAGCAAGAAGTGCGAAGATCGCGCAGAGAAGCAGGAGGACTGTTATGG